GGACAAGGATCAGAAGAATGTGTTGGCACATGAGATTGCCACCATGTCAGAGCGTCACGCTCAAGAGGCTCTCAAAGGCCAGCTTGAAATCAATAAGATGGAAGCTGCACACAAGAGTTTGTTTGTAGCCGGGTGGCGACCTGCTATTGGCTGGATCTGCGCTCTGGGCCTGCTCTACAACACTATCATCGCCAACATAATCAGCATCTGGGTAGATGTGCCAGAGGTGGATACAACGCTTCTTGTGCCCGTTATGATGGGCATGCTTGGGTTGGGCGCTATGAGAAGCTACGAGAAGGTCAACTCCGTAGCACGGGAGAAGTAATGAGCAAGCTAGTCGAAATGATCAAACGCCATGAGGGTGTGCGTAGCCATGTATACCTGTGCTCTGCTGGCTACGAAACTCTGGGTGTCGGGCGAAATATCAGCGAGTCTGGGCTAGGGCTATCTGACGATGAGATCGAATACTTGTTGGCGAATGACGTAGCGCGAGTAAAGAGCGAGCTTGCAGATACATACTTCTGGTTCAACGGCATCAACGAAGCGCGTCAAGATGCAATGATCGACATCTGCTTTAACCTTGGTCTGACCAGATTACGGGGCTTTGTGAAGGCTCTCGAAGCTATGTCTCGTGAGCAGTTTGATATTGCGGCAGACGAATTCATGGATAGCCGATGGGCACAACAAGTAGGCATGAGAGCCGTGAGGGTGACCGAAATGATTAGATCTGGAGAATATGCATAATGGCTAAAAGCACTCCTGGAACAGCGGGATCAAAAGGCGGCGGGAATGTTGTTCCGCCTAGACAGCCTACTAGGGGTGGTAGATTTGGCACTTTTGGTGGCCCCGGTTATGGCCCCAATCCATTAGGTTCTGCTGGCCCAAGAGGAATCGTGGCAGGCGATTATACGCCTAGTAGATATCCACGACCAATGCCTAGACCAATGCCTAGACCAATGCCCAGCTACAACCGATACGGTGGGATGCAAGGCCCAACGGGATTGAGTAGTTTCTTATCTAGTCAGCCTGCAATAAGCCAAAGGCAGATCGATCCTGCTACAGGATTTCCTGCTAGGCCGCAGTCGTATGGCGCGGTTATGGGCCGTCCCGATTTTGGATCGATTGGTCGCAACGCATCAAAAGGAAAGAGCGGCTCTAAAGGTGGGGCAAGGACTGTCAATCCAGAGTCGCAAGCTGTGGTAGATGAATATAACAGGAATCCAGACCCCACCCTTGGAGCATCTTTGCCGCCACCCACATATGGCACGGTGACTGGACTGCCATCGGGATTAACGCCTGAACAAGCAAGGCTTCGTCAAGAGGAACTGGCATCAAGGAGAGGTGGTGGGTTTTCAAGACTAGCACCAGGTAACGTTCAAGTATCCGACTTATTTATGGACGCTGTGGAAAGCGCCCCGTTTTTTGGCAACAACCCACCGCCAAGCTTGACTCAAGGTTTGCCCGAAAGGCCGGTGATGCGGTCTCAAGGGCCAGAAAGCTTAATGGGAGGAATAACTCAATCACCCCGATATCAAGCTCTTAGAGGGAGAACAGGCTTGGGTTCTCCTCCTGTTGCTACTTCACCCAGACGAGTAGAGCAGATGCCTGCGCCGGTTGTCGCTGCTCCAACCTCTCGTTCTGATGTACAACAACAAATTATGCGTCAGATACAGATGGAGCAAGCCGGTTTAAGGCCAAACATAAGGCCAACGATGAACGTCGGTAAGGCAACGGGTGGCCCTGTAGGGTTAGCTTCGTTGATTGGTATGTCTAACGGTGGGCCGACAGTGCAAGAAGGTGATGGCTATAGAGGCTATAAAAGTGGTTCCTTTAGTGGAGATGGAGTTCCATATGTACTAGACGGTGATGGCTATAGAGGCGTGTTTAATGTGAAAAGGTTGCCTCCTCAAACAGAGAAAGAGGCAAGAGCTATTTTTGACTATGACTTAGAGATGGACACCTTAATGAATGCTCAAGAATATCTGCTCAAGCGTTTTGGAAGAGCGACTACACCCGAAGGAAGAGCACCAAGAGATCCAGCAACCTATGAAGTTAGTGGAATAGAAGAAATGCTTATGTCTTCAAAGGGAATGAGGTAAACACATGACGCTGGCGAAGGTACAGTTTGCCCCAGGCGTCAACAAAGAAGGCACCGAATACACAGCCGATGCTGGCTGGTTTGACTCTGACAAGATCAGGTTTAGGCAAGGTCGAGTAGAAAAGATTGGCGGTTGGACTAAGTACTCTGATCAAAGCTTTCTTGGTGTGTGCCGATCACTTCACCATTGGTCTTCGCTAGAATCAATAAACTACATTGGTATTGGCACCAATCTAAAGTTCTATGTAGCAGAAGGCTCTGGATACAACGATGTCACACCGATCAGGCTAACCACTAGCGCGGGTGACGCGACCTTTGCAGCTACTAATGGTTCCTCAACTATCACCGTCACTGAGAATGCACACGGTGCAGTGGTCAATGACTTCGTTACCTTCTCTGATGCAGCATCTTTGGGCGGCAATATAATTGCATCGGTCTTAAATCAGGAGTATCAAATTGCTTCTGTGCCCACGACAAATACCTTCACCATCGTAGCGAAAGATACTAGTGGCGCTACTGTAACCGCCAACGCAAGCGACAGCGGCAACGGTGGTAGCTCAACAGTGGCTGCGTATCAGATCAATACAGGTCTGAACACGTTTATTAAAGGCACTGGTTGGGGTGCTGGCACATGGGGTTCTGGCACTTGGGGTAGCTCTAGCAGTGTTGCTGCTGCTGGTCAGTTGCGCTTAATCAGTCAGGATAACTTTGGTGAGGACTTGGTTTTCAACATCAGGGGTGGTGGCATCTTCTACTGGGATGAGTCTTCTGGTACTGGTGCTAGAGCGATCAACGCTACAGCTTTGGGCAGCGCATCTAATGTGCCAACTGTTGCGTTGCAGGTTTTAGTTTCTGATATAGATCAACACGTTATAGCTTTTGGCACGAACCCGATTGGCTCATCCAACATTGATCCATTGTTTATACGCTTCTCAGATCAAGAGAACGCTGCTGACTGGACACCAACAGCAACAAACACTGCTGGTGGTGTACGAATAAACTCAGGCTCCCAGATCGTTGGTGCTGTTCAAACAAGGCAAGAGATCCTTGTGTTTACAGATGTCAGTCTTCACTCGATGCGATTTGTGGGTGCCCCGTTCACATTCCAGTTTGCAACGCTAAGTACTGACATATCCATGATCTCACCTAACGCAGCGGTAAACGCTAGAGGCTCGGTCTACTTCATGGATTCAGGTGGTTTCTACGTCTACAACGGATCAGTCCAACCACTGCCGTGTAGCGTGAAAGAGCATGTCTTTTCTAATCTCAACAAGGGCCAAGCGTTCAAGGTGTTTGCTGCCGAGAACAATGACTTCTCAGAGGTCATATGGTTCTACCCAGTGGGCACAGGCGACACAGAGATTACGAACTATGTATCGTACAATTACGCAGAGAATCTTTGGGCTGTTGGGACGTTGGATCGAGGCGCATGGATGGGTTACTCGCAAGCCTCGAACCCTATCGCGTCATCTGTGAATACTGGGGTGACAGATGCTAATTATCTGTACAACCAAGAAACTGGATTCGATGATGACGGATCAGCCATGACTGCGTTTGTGGAGTCAGGTGATCTCGAGATTGCTGAAGGTGATCGCTTTATGATGATCAGCAGGATCATCCCTGACTTCAAGTTCAGCGGAACTACAGCAGATGCGTCAATCGACTTCACCATTAAGGGCAGCAACTTCCCCTTAGAGACCCCGACAACACAAGCTACTGCGACTGTTACACCTAGCACCACGCAATCAAACATAAGGACTCGAGCTAGGCATGCTGTTGTTCGGGTTGAAAGCACAGGCTCTGGCTTTGGGTGGCGGCTAGGTGATCTGCGATTTGATATGAGACAGGACGGTAGGCGGTAATGGCGACTAGACAGAATCCACTGCCAGTGCCTGCCCCAGAATACGATGTCGGTAATGAGGCAATCACTCGCAGAACAATTGAGCAAGCTATGGATCAAATCGAAAACGATGTGATTCAAGCCAAGACTCAAGGTGACAAGACGGGATCGCTTGCTATGCGTAGGTTCCAGTTCTTGTTGATGGGTGCATCGTGACAGACGTTATCAAGGTACTTGGTCAGGCTGACGTATCAGCAACAACAACGACCACGTTGTACACGACACCCAATCTAGCCCAGACCACAGTAAGCTCTTTAGTCATATGCAACCGAAGCGGATCGGGTATCACGTTCAGGGTGAGCATCCATGTGGGCGGTGCGACAGCAGATGACAAGCAGTTTATATTTTTCGATGAAGCTCTCGCGGCAACCACCTCTAGAACGGTTGTGATCGGGATGTGCCTTTCTCAAGCAGATGTGGTTAAGGTTTACGCCAGTGCCGCCAATGTAAGCTTTAACCTCTTTGGAGTGGAGACCAGCTAATGAACAATCCAAACATGTTCCCAATGCAGCCTATGGCGCAGCAGATGGCCCAGCAAGGCCGATACGGCGACAGCATGATGGTTCACATGAACCCGATAGAGGTGGCTGGTATAGCCTCTCTGTCGCCCACAGGGCAACTCACAACTAACCCGATGACAGGACAGCCGGAGGCTTTCTTGCCTTTCCTTGCTCCACTGCTGGGTAGTTTAGCAGGATCAACATTCCTGACAGGCTCCACTTTAGGCGGTTTGACTGGTGCTCTGGGTCTTTCTGGCGGTATCAGTTCTGCGGCAGCAGGTGCTATTGGATCGGGCTTGGCAACAACTGCTCTAACCGGCGATATTAAGGAAGGTTTGCTGTCTGGTTTGACAGGTTTTGGTGTCGGTAAGGCTTTGGGTAGTGCTGCTCAAGCTTTAGATCCGGCTGTTACAGAAGCAGCGGCGAAAACTGCGGCAACAGAAGCTCTGGCGGCAGAAACTGTTGGTGGCGCAGCTAAAACTGGAGCACAAACTTTGCTTGAAGGCGGGACAAGAGATGCCGCAATTCAGGCTACTCAAGATGTTGCTGCACAGGGCGCAAGAGATATTGCTACACAACGGGGCTTAGAACAGGTCGCAAGGCAAAAAGCTGAAGAAGGATTGGGCCAGTCTTTTTTGAATCAGCCAGGTAAGTTTGCTGCTGAAGCTGGCAAGGGATTATTGAATCCTATGTCAGCAGTGCCTATAGCTGTAGGCGAAGGCCAACGTGCTGCGTTCAGGCAGCAGGAAGAAATGGATCGTATGTACGGTGAGCGAGCAGCAGAGAAGGAGCAAGACCTTCGAGATGCTCAAGGCATTGTCGATGCGTCTATTCAAAGAGTTGGTGATTCTTATGGTATTGATTACTCAAAAGAATACGGCACTGGTTACGGCACAAGATATGCCGCACAAGGTGGTATCACCTCTATAAACCCAGATGACTTCCAGCGCCGTTACGCAGAACTACAGATGATGGGCAGGCAACCTATTCAGATGAGAGAAGGTGGGCCGGGAGAAGTTAGAAATATAAACTTTAACAATGTTGGTATTGCAGGCGGCTATGGTAGACCAGCAGGCCGACAAGAAAACATTAGACCAACAGAAACTGTCAAGCCAGAAGAGCTTGTCGGCACTAGACCTGGGTTTCAACCCGAGATCAGCTACTTTAGAGATCCAACAGAGGCTGAATCAGCCGCTGCTTTAGAGGCGATTACGGGTGGTAAGGCAAATACAGGAATACCTGGTGCTGGAATGCCTATAGACCCATCTTTATATCAAGGGATTGGCGCTGTTGGTAAGGGTGGCGGTATGGCTGGCGCTAGGTCTCTTCCCGCGAACGTACAAGCTGCTCAAGAAATACTTGATAGAAGGGTCGGTTCAACAAGAAAGCGTAAAGCCGCGCAAAAGGTTGTGGATAAATACGAAGAAGAAGGCAGAGGCGGTCAAGATTACTTCGATGAAGTTATGGCTCAGACGTATGGTTCTAGGTATGGCATGCAGGAAGGTGGTGACACCACTGGTCAGATGGATCAGTCGGCTGCGATGATGCTCATTGAGCAAGTATCTATGGCGCTACTTGGCAGATTGCCTGAAGAACAAGCAGAGATTGTGATCAACCGATTCATTGATGAGTTTGGTTCTGAGGCATTCCAGATGCTTAGGTCTCAGGTGCTTGAGTCTGTTGTGCCAAACTCACAGAAAGAGGGTGTCATCCAAGGCGAAGGCAAAGGTATGGATGATCAAGTGCCAGGCATGATCGGTGATCAACAACCCGTAGCGGTGTCTCCCGGTGAGTTCATTGTCCCTGCTGATGTCGTTTCTGGCATAGGTGATGGCGATACAAACTCTGGTGTTCAAGAGTTAGAGGGCATGATGGATCGTGTTCGCCAAGATCGAACAGGAACCATGCAACAACCTGCACCGTTGGGTGCTAAGGCCGGAGGTGCATTGCCAGCATGAGCAGCCTACTAGAGTTTGACGCAAGCAGAATAGAAGACATTTCTAGAGAGCCAAAGGTTTCTCGGAAAGACTTGCCTAGAGAGATAACTCACACCATCACAATGGTGCCTACCAACTACCTGAACAGCCTTTGGCCTGATGTCAGGGATCAGTTGGCTAGAGCAGTGAAGAGGTCTCAAGGCCGATGGAACATGGAGTTCTTGTATGCGTCGATTCTGAACGGTAACCAGCAGTTGTGGGTTGCATTTGATGAAGATCACAACATAGATGGCGTTGGCACCACTGAGATTATTCAATATCCAGAGAAGCGAATGGTTGTTGTGCAGTTTCTAGGCGGCGACAACTTCAATGATTGGGTCTGGGATATGCTGGAAAGATTTAAGGATTGGGGTAAAGATAACGGTTGCTCAGGTATAGAAGCTACAGCCCGAATGGGATTCTGGAAGTGGCTTGAGCAGGACGGGTTTTCTAGATCGTATGTGGTTTACGAAAGGAGCTTTGATAATGGGTAAGGGTAGTAGCGGAGGCGGCGTTCAAGAGAGCGTAGTAACACAAACAAATCTTCCTGAGTATGCAGAACCATTTTTTCAGGAACTGCTAGGTAGAACCGTATACGAATCAACTCGCCCTTATGAGGCGTTTCCTGGTCAACGTATCGCTGAGTTCGATCCCTTTGAGCAGTACGGCATGCAAGGCATGGCTGAGATGGCTCAGGCAGGCACTCCACAACAGATCACTGACGCATCGAACATCGCCGCTAATGTGGGCTTTCAAGATGTCGGTATGGGTATGGATATCGCTAGGGGGTTTAGACCTCCGATGCAGTATTCAGGATATCAGGCAGGTGATATTGGCAGTGGTTATCAGGCCGACTTCTTAGGCCAAGGGTATGACGCTGGTCAGCGTGGTGTTGGGTATCAGGCCGGAACCTTTGACCCTGGTTATCAGGCCAGAGAGCGTCAATCAGGGTTTGATATGGGGCCGCTAGAAAGCGGCTATCAAGCAGGCACATTTGATCCCGGTTATCGAGCAGGAGATCTGGGCCAAGGTTATCAGGCTCAAGACATAGCATCTCAGTACACTGGCGAAATGGATCTTGGCTCAGGATTCCAAGCAGGCACCATAGCTGATCCCGCAACGCTAGAGTCTTACATGAACCCGTACCAGCAGTTGGTGACGGACATAGAAAAACGAGAAGCTCAGCGTCAGTCTGACATCCAAGGGGCCGATATATCACAAACAGCAGCACAAGCGGGTGGTCTTGGTGGTTATCGTGAAGCGATCATGCAGTCTGAACGAGAACGCAACTTAGGTCAGCAGCTTGCCGATATACAAACTCGAGGTGGTCAAGCAGCGTTTGATCAAGCACAGCAAGCATTTGAGGCTGACCGTGCAGCTAGGTTGCAAGAGGCTCAGTATGGTTTGACCGCTGCTGGTCAGTTAGATCAGGCTCAACAGCAACGTGAGCAATTCAGACAGGCAGCATTCCAACAAACGGAAGCAGGCAGGCGCTCACAACAAGAGCTAGATACGCAAGCATTCCAAGCTGGAGAGCAGGCTAAGCAACGTGCCGCTGAAATGGGCATGACCGCTCAGCAACAAGCTGATGCAGCCCGACAAGCTCAGGAACAGTTCCGTCAAGCTGCATTTGGTCAGACCGCTGATGTTGCTGCACAACGCGAGCAGTTCCAACAGCAGGCGTTCCAAGCAGCAGAGCAAGCAAGACAACGTGCTGCCGAGATGGGAATGACTGCACAACAGCAGGAAGACGCTGCAAGGCAAGCACAAGAGCGATTCCAGCAGGATCAGTTCAGCCAGAACGAACAGATGCGTTTGGCACAACAGCAAGAAAACCGTGCCGTGTTTCAAGCTCAGGAGTCTGCTAGACAAGAAGCTGCAAGGCTTGGTCTTAGCGCACAAGAGATTCAAGAGCGTGTTAATCAGGCTGAAAATGAAGCTCGTATGCGAGCAAGAGCAGAGAACGCCCAGCTTGCAGAGACACGCGCCCGTCTTGGGTTTGCTGGTATGGATGCTGATCGTGCGACAAGAGGCCAACAGCTTGATGCATCAAGGCTCCTTGGTCAGCTAGGTACTGATGAGCAGCGTATGGCTTTCGAGCGGTTGCGTAACTTGCAAGCGGCTGGCGAGATCAGAAGAGGATCTCAACAGCGTGGTCTTGATATGGGCTATCAGGACTTCTTGCGACAACAAGCGTTCCCAAGAGAGCAGCTTGCATTCTTTAGCCAGATGCTTCAGGGACTGCCTGTTGCAGCAGGCACAACACAAGCTACGTTCGGTGGCCCAAGCGATACACAACAGTTGCTTGGTGCCGGTATCGGCGGTGTAGGTCTGTATAACGCCATGAGAGGCTGATAGTGAACATATTAGAAATCGAAGACATGGTTAAGGGTCTGCCTGACCAAGCGTTGCAGAAGGAAGCACAACGGCCTACGGGCCAGGTGCCTCAGTTCCTAGTTGTATCCGAGATACAGCGCCGATCCGATATGCGTAAACGATTCTCTGAGAGACAGCCCCAAGGCACCGTGAAAGATCAGATCGTTCAGCAAGGTATTGCTGCAATGTCACCACCAACCCCAGAGATGCAAGCTGCCATGATGTCTATGCCACAACAGCAAGCAGCGATGGCAGGCGTGCCTGCACCTATGCCACAGCCTATGCCACCCGAAATGCCTATGCAACAGCCTCCTGTGGGTATGTATGACGGAGGTGCTGTAGAAATGTTTGAGGGTGGGAAAACAATGGAGGAGATGGCTGCAAGTCTCTACGACTATCAAAGACCCACACTTCCTACGAGGCGCGGTGCCAGGCCAGATCCCGAATCATTATCTAAGGACGAGTTGATATTACAATCACTTGGTGAAGACTTCCCTGACTTTATGTCTCCAGCGTCGATATCCACTAGGCGGGGCACAAGGACAGAGCTTGGCGCAAATCCCAGAGATAGGTTCATAGATCAAGCCAGCGCGAGACTGCTTGAACTAGAAAACATGGTCAGTCAAAACGAGGCAGATGAAGTTCCATTACAACTGGTCTCTGACGATCAACCCGGCATGCTGTCCCAATCTATTTATTCTGATCCTTTCACAGCAGCCATGCTTAACCCAACAGGGAATCCTCAAGACCTTATAAATCTAGCGGAGAGTAACGCCGCTCGAGAGGATGCAAGTAATTTTGGTCGGTCAGGAGATGCAAGCTCGCCGGGAGCGAATATTCCGGGGCCAAATGTTGAAGATGAAATTGTGATCCCTGGCATCGACAAACAGCCTCTGCTAGATGCCCAGGAGAGGTTGCGACAGGAAAGAAGATCTTTAGGAGATCTACGCATGGCAGATGCAGAGGAGATATCAAGGAGGTATCAGGACTTAGTCACTGCTGTTCAGGATCAAAAAATACCAACAATCGATTACTCGCCTCTTCGTCAAAAGCAAGAGCAGTTTCTAGAAGAGCAGATGGGCAAGCTAAGGCAAGAAACCGGCGCTCAAACACTGATTGCTTTGGGTGCAGGCATAGCCAGGGGTGATTTAGCTGGCGGTTTGAGTGACGCTGGAAAGCAGGCTGCTACTGCAAGCGCACAACGTAGAGCTTTGGAGGCCAAGAACAGAGCAATACAGCTAGGCTTTGACCAGGCCGAGATCGAGAATGAACAAAAAGCAGCGATCAAGAAAGAAGAAAATAGGCTTCGCGGTATTGAGTTGTCGATCAAAGGCTTCGAGCAAGAAGGCGCGACAAGAGCGGCAGCAGAGCAATTCGCTATCGTTTCTGATCTGCCTTTGGAACAAGCGATTGCAACTTTGGATCAAAGCAGAGAGTTGCAGCAGGCTAAGCTCAGAGGCGATCTGAGGAAACAAGAAGAGTTGGTTGCTAGAGAAGTTGAGAGAGCCACCACCGCAGCCATGAATTTACTACCACCAGGCGTCAGGAAGACTGAAGAAATCTTAATTCTGCGTAATCAGATAAGAGATAGCATTATGGCTGCTCATCCAGTTCTGTCGGATAGAATGACGAAGACTCCCGACAAGGAGAAGGGAGGAGGCGGCAAAAAGCCTCTTACTGAAGAGGAGAAGCAGGACATGGAAAAAGCGCTTCAAAGGTATGAGAGCACAGAAGATTGACAGATGAAGCCAGGATTGCGCGTGCTCTAATAGCAGCCGACGCAGCAGGAAACACTGAAGACGCTGCCCTCTTTGCAAAAGAGCTTAGGCGTATTCGCGCTCTAGGTGTGGTTGAAGAAGAACCAGATCCTTTTCAAGCGGCAGAACAGCAGCAAGAAGATCCGTTTGCCCCTCCGCAAGAAGAGGTTTCTGTGCTTGGTGGTGTGGGCGAGTTCTTCAAAGCAATCCCCAGGGGGTTTGCTAACTCATACCTAAGTTCTGCTGAAGGTCTTGCTGAGCTAGGCGATGCAGCCACTAACGTAGCTGGGTTCCAGGAAGCAATCGATTCGGGTGATGCAAACGCTATGGTGTCGTTTGCTAGAGACGGACGTAGAGCAGTTCAAGGCGCTCTCGGTGCAGACGAAGCGTATCAAGACCTTTGGTCAACAAAGCTTGGTGAGGGCGTTGGATCTTTTGCATCGTTCTTTGGCCCGGCTGGGTTCGTGAAGCTACTTGGCCTGGCAGGCAAAGGTGCGGCAGCAGCTAAAGCTGCAAGCACTGGCGCGTTAGCAGTGGGCACTGGCGCTGGAGAGCAGGCGCAAAGAATCGAAGCTGCTAGGCAGTCAGGTATCGATGTGTCTCAGTCTGATGAAGATGCAGCGATCATGCTAGGTGCTGCCGTAGGTGCCAGTGAGCTAATCACCGTGAACCGATTGCTCAGCAGACTGTCTAAAAAAGACATGAGTCAGCAACAGATCGAGGGCGTAAGAGACGCCATCACATCTGCTCTCAAGACAGGCTCGATAGAGGGCACCCAGGAAGTGTTAGCCGCTCTTGCACAAGATGCTATTGAGCGCAGGGTATACAACGAGAACTTGCCGTCAGGTGAGTCACTGCTTGATGACTTCACAATAGGAGCAACCATCGGCGCTGGCGCTGACATAGTCACCAGTGCCTTCGTAGGCAAGGCCAGAAAGCAGCGGATGGACGCTGTTTTAGAGCATGAGCAACAAGAGCGGCAAAATCATCAGAAAGCTGTAGAGATGGCAGAGCGCGATCTTACGATGATTGAAGAAGGCAGGATCGATCCTACAAAAATACAGCCCTCCGAAAACCCAGAGCTTATTACTCCCCCCATAACACCATTCCAAACCGATCCTTCTAGGGCTGCAACAGCAGAAGAGACTGCTCGCATAGCTGTCCGTCAAGACATGTACGACTACGCTCAAAAGATAGCTGGAGTCGAAGGCGCAAACTTCCCATTTGTTGGTAACAGATTTACCGCCACCGCGAAAGACGATAGTGACTTCGAGTACGAAGTGCTAGATATCGATGGCAACAGGCATGGAGTTACTCTGAGGAAAGAGGAAGCTATCGAGCTTTCTGATCATCTTAATGAGATTGTTGAATCTAAAAACATCACCAAGTCTTTGATTGATCGTCTGGAGATAAGCCCAGAGTCTTACAACAAAGAACAAACTACAAAGCTTTTAGATATAGGACTACGAGCTAACTCGCCGTCATTTGGTCGGGTGACTTCTGCACAGATAGACACTGCTGCTGAAGCCGACGAGGCAGAGGGTTTTGCCCCAGGTAAAAGTGTCAGGCAGTTAGAGGCAGAGGGTGTTAAGAAAAGCGACTACACCCCATCACAGAAGATCAACGCTAAGCGTTTGAGCCAAGGTCTATCAGAGGACGTTACTCACTCCATAGAAGAGGCTAAGACTGCTCTAGGGAACAAGTTTGAACTGCTTAGTCCTGAACGCCGTAAGCGCACTGTTGATGAGGTCAAAACACTACTTGAAAGGAAGAACATATCCGCAAAGTTAGGCTCCAAAGAGCTTAGATTCTTGATGGAAAAGTTCATCGGCGTCCCTGCATCTAGCAACCGTAAGCTTGCTGATCTTACAAAGGGTGAAATCAATCTATTCCATAAGCGACTCAGCGAGCTACCGAGTTTTGAGTCTCCTACCAAGCTGCCTGATTTTAGGTTGCCCAAGTACACCGCCATTCAGTTTAGCTCTGCCAGCGAGTTGCTGAACACCAACCCTAATGCGACCGATATAGAGGTTGCAGCAGTTGCTCAGATAGATCTCAACAAAAAGAGTGGGCAGAAAAAGCTCGAATCTCTAAGGCAAGATCTTGATGAGCAGGGTTCTTTAGAGCTTGCTGACTTGAAGTCAGAAGACGTTGAGGATGTGCGAGTAGAAGCTGCTGATTTAGATGATTTATCTAGAGACACCCTTGAAAACATAGAGTTTTCCGCAGGGATAAATGCACAGGAGTTATCGGAAGCCAGCGGTCGAACCGTTGAAGAAGAGCAGCAGATTGTCCAAGGCTTGATGGATCGAGGGTCTATTGCCGCAGAGGGTTCTGGTGCTAATCGAGTATTTACCGTAACCGAAAAAGGTTCAGCAGACCTTTTCCCGGCAGATCTAGACGATCCTGTTCTTTCCAGGGCTGACGATGAGGCAGTGATTACTGATGCAGTCCCAGGTGTTGTACCCAGAGATGAGGCTGCTGATGAGCTACTCAATGACTTGAGTAAAAAGTTATCCAGTCTGATGAAACAGTATGGCCTTGGCGATGTAGCTGTAAATGTGGATCACGCACTAAGAAGTGTGGCTAGAGACAGCAATGGCAACCTTGTTTACGGCATCAAGGCAGTTCCGATTGCGAACCTAAAGCCTGAAGACTCTGAGTTGTATGGGCAAGGCGATCAAGTTGCCTTTGTAAAGGATGATCTAGACCAGGAGGTTCAAGGTTTTTACTCGCCAAACATGGGCCAGATCTTCTTAGGTATTGATCGTATTAAGTCTCAGCGCCCAGATGCAACGCCAGAGCAAGTTGCTAATGAGATGATCGGCGTTTTAGATCACGAAATTGTTCATGCTCTCAGGCAGCTTGAT